AGAGTAATTGTTGTGCCAGAAACTCCTGTTACTTTAAATTTCTTCAAGTTTAATTCAGAAGAAGTGCTTCTGGTATAATCTGTAATTGTAGATTCTGGGATTGCAATATTATTATTTGAAGGAGAAGCATCAATTGCTCTATTAGCGCCTAAGTTATAAAACATAACATGATGACCTGGAGCAATCCCAGTCGCATTAGCAACATCAATATTAAACGAAGATCCAGCAGATATTAAATTAGTAATACTATCAATATTTGTAGCGGTATGCGTAGAGTTTTTAACTACATCACCTACTGCGTATGCAGCTTCTACTTTACCATTTTCGGTTCTTTCAAATTGATCAGTAATAACACCTTGTTGTAGATTTACAGGATCAAAGTCGATATAAGAAGCAGCCGAAGATAAAGATACTTTAAATACTTGAGCCGGTGTCACATAAGACGTCACAGATTTGTCATCAAAGAAAGGAAAGAATTTAGTATCTGGCTTCAAGTTTTTAGCTGTAAATACAACAGGACGAGATCTCATATATGGAATATAAGAAAGATCTACAACTCTATCGCCATAGTTTTGAGAATTTACAGTAGAAGAAATATTTGTTTGAACACCAGTTCTTGAATCTAAACCAGTAATAGTTGTTACTGTTTCTTCATAACCTGTAACCGTTTGGCGTCTTCTATTTGGGTCACCTGTTTGCCAAGTTCTAGTTGAAGTAGAAGATCCAGTCCAGTTAGTTTCCCATTCGTTCCATTGAGTACCAGTAATACCAATTTCATCTGCAATAAATTTGATTGCATCATAACCATTATCATCAGTAACTGTAAGATCAGGACGGCGATCAGTTTCTTTCCAATTATCGCCTTCTGGATTTAATGTTATTTCTCCTTTGAAAGCGCCAATTTTATATGGGTTAACATCAATAGTTCTAGAGCCATACGGATTAAAAATTAGTGACTCTTCAGTATAAGGTAGCGTAATTACGTCACCTGTTTTTTGATAACTAGTAGCAGCTCTTTCGGCTTGATCAGAAACATCTTCAATAATATCTAATGAAGATGTGAAATGCATAGGCCGGCCAAGTTTATTTGTAGCGTCTACAGCAAATCTGTAATCATCCCGTTTGACGTCGCCAAGTGAGTGACCAGTAAACTGATCAGTAATAAATCCATTCTTAAATCTATCAATACCAGTAGTAGCGTCAGTGATTTGAAGATCAGCTGTAAGTTTTTCAAGTTGGTCAAGAGCAACGTATTCTTCCATAGAAGCCATACGACGATCCATATTGCCTAAATCTTTAAAGGTATATCTTCTGTTATCGCGTTGACGTAATTTTACATCTCCAACTTGCTTTGTATATGGAGGAATAAAGATTGTAGCAACAATCATTCCGTCATCAGAATCAGCCGGCTCTTGAGGATCAATTGATGGAACCCCTTTAATAACTTTCCACTCACCCTTTGATGTTAATAGAAGTTTGTCAATTCGAGCCATATAATAAGCAAGATCAGTTGTTAAATCCGAACCAACAGCCGGTAATTCCGGTGACGTTGTATTATCGCCAGAAATAATTGGTCGGAAATCAATAACATCAGCGAGGTTGACTGTTTCGCCATTATCAAAATTAGTGGTACCAATTAGACCATAGTCAATACCAACAGCTGGGTTATCTGGGCGAGTGTATGAGTCAACGGTAAAGTAATTGCCACTAGCCGAATGCGTAAAGTAATCATAAGTTACCTGAAGTGCTCCAGATGGAACCTTTTTTGTAGCCTTTAAAACTAATTCTGCTGCTTGGTAGTGTGTTGGCCTTTGACCATCGTCAAGAGTAAAACTATTTAGAATTGAAATAGAGTTATTTGCATCATATGCTAAATAATTACCAGGTGTAACTCGAATATCTTTAATTCCAAACACATCGCCTTTTGAAAGAGTAATTCTTTGAGCTGTAACTGTTTTCTTACCAGTGATTGTTTCTACAAAATCTTCTTGAAGTGTTTTAGTTTTTTCAGCACCAATTGTGCCAGATTGACGAATTGTAGTTGCAAGAGTATAAGCGACATTGTTACTTAAGCCAGAAATAAATACTGTTTTTCTATTAGAATCAGAATCAAAAGAAATGTCGCCTGAATCAATATTAACAACATTACCACTTGAATCAAATAGCGTATAATTTTCAAGGTCTTGATCAGAGAGATATGTTTCTCCTTGAGTCGTAAGTGTAAATGACCAAGTTCCAGCGCCATCTGTTGTATCAGAAAGAATTCTACGTACCGTCAGTGTTCCTTCTCTGGTGCCATCAGTATTATAAAGTGAATCAATATATTGATAGCCTACAGGGTAAATTAGATTAGGATATTCTGAATCTTGTAAAATTGCTTTTAATTTTTGTACACGACCACTATAAGATGTTGAAACATCAGTAGTACCAGTAACCGTAATTTGAGTATTTGAATCGACAGTATGAACCTGTCCAACAACTCCACCATTAATTACTACAACGTCGCCGGCCGCAAACTCTTGTTCAAAAAGAGTACCAACGCCAGTAATTGTAGTAGCAGAGTTTGTCGCTGTGCCAGTTACGTATCCAACATCTGGATCTACAACAATGTTGCCACCGCCACAAATATTACCAATAGTTTGACCAGCCTCGCGGTATCCATTTACATCATCTGTAAACGAGTATCCAGGCTTCATTTTAATATCAAATAAACCAAGCTTAAATATAGGATTTGACGAATAAGAACCTGAGTGAAGCTCAAAGGATTTTACTCGTGCTGTACCAACTTTTTCGTCGAATGAGCTCAATGATCCTGGAGCAAAGTGGTTTGTTTCGTCAACAGAAGTATATTTGCGAACAAGATCAATTTCTTCGAAAGCTTCAAAGTCAGGAGCGTATGCTTGAACTTTATCAACAAGCAAATAGTTACCAACGGGTGTGCCAATTGGTTGCTGCTGTAATTCAACTGTATGATCGTCTCCACGAGCTTTATCAAAATCTACAAATGTAGTTGCAATGGCTTCAACCTCGTATCCATAAACATATGCCCGACCTGGATCAATGCTTAATACAAACTTAGAATCATCTCCACCGTCGGCATCTAAGTAAACACCATTGTTTGTGGTATCATCCAAATGCTCACGCTTGTTAAGCTTAAACTTATTAACTTCAAAATGGCCATTTGCGTCATACGTACGTCTAGCCATAGCCTTTTCAAGCTCAGCATATGATGTTCTGTTAATTTTGCTTTGAACTTGACCATTTTTTAAGCGAACAAGTTCAACAAACTTAATGCTATCTGTACCGCTAGATTCTTCAGGTAACTCAGTAAGCTCTAAAGAAATCTTATATCTATGACCACCTGGTGCGGTATAGTTATATGTACCTTGTGCAGGATCAAGAAGTGTAGTGTCAGCTTCTGGAGTAATAGTTTCTTCTACAACTTTAAAACCAACCCGAGCAGTTGGAGTATTTGAAAATCTACCGGTATATAGGTGAAGCTCTTCATTTCTAACAAAGAACCCATCAATGTAGTAAATACCTTCTTTAACTTCAACTACGTATCCACGCCCAATGACGTCTGTATTTGCATTATTAGTGTAAGTAGTATTTCCAACTGGAGCAGAAATAGTGACAGACATTTCTGCTGCTAAAGGAGTAGTTAAGCGATAGTTATTAGCAACAGTATTATCGGCAACTGTAGCAACAAGATTTTCGCCTGGAATAAATCTTTTAGTTTCTCCGTCAGCTGCCGTTGATTCGTATTTAAAATAAAGTGTTGGAGTAGTACCATCAATAACGCAATTACATTCTGAAGAATCTAAAACAACTGCAGTAACTCCAGATGTAGATCCAGTAATAATCATATTCTGGAAACTACTTAAATAAGTAGTAACTTCAACAGAATTGAAAGTAGTATTTAATTTAGCAAAGTGTACATCATTATCTACATTAACTGATCCTGGAATAATTTGACTACCATTTTTAAAAAGATGATCGCCAACTCTACTTACCTGTTTTTGTAGAATTGTTTGGATTTGTGTAAGCTCACGGGCCTGCACTGCGACACCAGGACGAAATAAGATTCTATAAAAATCTTTTGTTTCATCATAATCATCGTAGTAAGGATCAGTATTAAAATTTATTGTCATTGTTGCTACACTCTAATTTGAATTAATCTGTTACATTTATTTATAAGTTAGAATTTAATGAATGTTCTGAAGACCACAAACTGTTCGCCAGATGGTGTAAATGCTTGCTTATTGTCAACGTACAACATATTTCCAGAAAATTTATTAATAGTTGGATCTATTAAATTTGTAACAGTGAAAGAAATTGTTTTTTCGGTATTGTAATATGTTTCAGCATCTACGGGAACTGATCCATCTAAAGATTGAACTAGCATTGAATTATCGTTTGATGATACAATCTTTAATGTTTTTGTATCATCAAAGGTTATAATATCGGCATCTTCTGGAAAATCACTTCCACTAAAAGTACCAGTGATTGCATAACACGCAGAACCTAATTCGTTATTAAACTTTGTATGTATAGATCCAAAATCCATAACGTCTTTAATAATTCCAATTTGTCGATATTCGTTATCAACTTGAAGACCTTGAATAGCTTCATTTTCAAAAGAAGTATAAAAGCAAAGAGTGTCTGATATTAATTCTGCTGGAGCATTCGACCCATGACCTCCAGTTGGGGCCATAATTGCTCTGGCGGACGCGTCGTTGCCATCCCCAGTAATAACTATATTAGCAAAACTATATCCAGATCCTTTACTGTTGATAGTTACACCAGTAATTGTTCCATTTGCATCTAATACAGCATCAAAATCCGCCCCAGTACCATCGCCTGTGATAACAATATTGGCACTAGTATATCCAGTGCCACCATTTTCAATTACGACATAACTTATTTCTCCGTCAACAGCAAGAAGCTCAACGTTCGATTGTTGTGTTGCCAAGTCACCTTCTGAAAGATTTAAAGTAATTGATCCTCCAGTTCCAGGATCACCAATATCTTTAGAAATACTTAAATTTGCAGAAGTATAACCGTATCCACCATCTAAAATTTGTAAGCCCGTGATAACACCGTTTTCGATTACAAGTTGAATATTTGCTTGACCTTCTACTCCAGCGTTCTGTAACGTGTAAACTTGATTTCCAGCGTATTCATCGTTTTCGCTATAATAGTATAAATCTGGAGCACTCTCAGGAACTACAATTTGTGTGTATGCACCAGAAGTACCAGGTGTTCCAACATAAGTTACACCCGTTGTATATTCGGTACCACTATGCCAAGTTCCATCGTCTGTTGTTGAAAACTTAATAGTTATACCAGAATTATTTGAATGTGATTGGTCAAATCTATAAGTGTTTTCTTCAACTAAATATAATTCTGGAGCTACGGTATTGTCTATATAGAATTTTTTTCCAAAACCATTCTCGTTAGTTCCGTCTTTATATTGAACGTCATAAGTTACTATAGATGATAGTCTTTTTGCATATGGGCCAGAGCCATCCCCACTAATAACAGCATATGTTTCATTTGGATCATAGTCTTGACCGCCATCTAAAATATTATAAGAAGTAATTGTTCCTTCTGAGTAATACCTATTTTTAATAGACCTTGTAATAGGCATAAACGCAGTAGTTAGGAATTTATTTCTTAAACCTAAAGGAATAAAGGCAATAAATTTCCAAACATATCCATCACCGGTTTCTATGTAATTGGCACTAGTTCCAGTTGGTTGTACAGTAGAAGCTCCACCGTTGTTATTAAAAATACATTTATAGATATTAAAGTCTTCAGTAAGAACATAAAATACTGCTTCAGCTAATGACGTTGCTCCAGTGGCTGACGTATTATCTAAAGTATAAGTATCATCGTACATATCATAAACAGTTTGCGCTTCCCAATTTATTCTTGGAAGAACATGTATTACATCATTAATTTGAATTTGCTTAGTTTGTACAATACTATTTCTTACGCTGTTTTCATACACGTAAGAGCCATTAGGAACAGGGGGATCATTTTCATCACTCCACGCCAGCACTTGCCCGACAAAATAGTGATAAATTGCGCTTCTACTTTGAATTTCTTCATAAACAGAATTAGCAACATTGGTGTGAAATGATGAAGTGATTACAGCAGTCATTAATACTTCTCTTTATTTTATTATGAGATTGTAATTGCCCAAGTGATAACCATTGTATCTGCAGCAGCTTTATTTACAACATCAAAGGTTGTACGACATAACATTGTACCAGCAGAAGAAGCATTTAAAACAGCAGCTTCTACAAGCGCGCCAGTTGAAGTGCCAGGAGCAAAGGTCGCCTGATATGTTACAACGTTAGCAGCTACCGAAGTAGAATCTAAAGCAACTCTACCATTTTCAGTACCAAGGGTAGTGTCAGCAAGCGCTGGAGTTGTGTTATCTGTACCAGTAGCCATATGACTCATCACAGCGTCGTCAGTGTTTGCCATACGACGAGCAATGTAGTCTCTACCTGTGGTTACAACAAGGTTTGGGATGTGAATTTTTTCTTTTAAAGAGCCAGACGGATCAAAAATCTCTACTGAGACTTGGCCGGTAGCCTTTAAGCTTTCATTCATTAACATTTGGTTTTTCTCCTAAGTTAGGTAAAATCAGAGCGTGGGCCGCCTGAATAGTGTTCTTCAAAATAAAACGGGGAATATGGATTAATCTCAGCCATCCCGTCGACAATAGTATTTATACTATCTCCAGGTAAAGGTTTATCCATATCATTCGACAATTGCTCACTTGATAAAACGTTTGTCGATAATACCTTTTGCGTATCAAAGATTAAATCTTCTGATTCTGCCCCGACAACATCAACAAGTCGCTTTGTAGTATTTTTATCAACAATTTGCGAGGTATTTACTAAATCTGTATCGGATTTAGTAAAATTAAAAATGGGATCAATTTGAGAAGTAGCAATGCTTTCAAAGAATGGTTTTGTTAAATTCCACTTATATCCTTTTAAAGTATCAATGGTTAAATCAGTAGAATAATCTTGCAAAAAGTAATCATTTGCATAAACCTGTGGACCTTCAACTAAGTTGCTATCTTGAGACTCTATTAATTCTTCGAAAGGCTTTGTTATATTTCTATATACGTGCTGAGAAGTAGTAGCGGTATGAGCTAATGGCTTTGTTGAAAACTTTTCATGTAGATCAGATGTATTAACAATATCATCAGTATTTGCCACACCCTTAGTAAATTCGTAAATAACAAATTGAGAAGTAGTAGCGGTATGAGCTAATGGCTTTGTTGTATCAATTATAGTATCAGTATCATCTGTTCTAACTGCATCACTGTAAAACCCGCGATAAAGTCTTCCCAATAGCTGAATCGCTGCAGTAGCGTCAATTTCATTAGTAATTTCAAATTCACCAAACATAATCATACCTGATGGATGAATAGTTTGCTTTACTATACTTTCATATTGCGAAAACTGCTCATCAGCTTTAATTGCATAAGAGTATTGCTGATAATAAAAGTTATCTTGCAGGTAAATGTCGTCAGATAGAAACCCTTTATTAGTTGAATATGATCCAGAATATCTAGAAACCGCGGTGCTTGTAAAATAAATTATAGCTTTTTCTGGATTTGATACTTTTAATGCTTCTATATTTTCTACGCTAGTATCAGTAATTACTGATCCTATTAAAATACCATTATTTAAAGAAGTTGTATCTACTGATACTTGTAGTGTTACCGTAGAGGGATAATTAGCTCCAAATTCTAAAAACTCAATACCAGTAATACCATTAGTAGCATTTACTGAAGTAACTTTAACTTTAGTTCCAGTGATTGATCCACTTACTACATCTAGTAATTGACCGACTTTAAATCCATCCTCGCCAGAATAACTAATTGAATATGCTGACAGAGAATTAATAACTGTCCCGGTTATAGAATTTTCTGTAAATGTTGCAGCATCATTAATTTGACCTACAAATAATCTTGAAACAATAAGTTCAAAAATGCCAGAATCATCGTATTTTCTTACTCTTTCAACTTCAACTATTACAGATGAACCATTAGTATTATTAATTGTAACAAATGAGTTGACTAAGTCAAAAGCATTTCCAGTTGATATATTCACAAACAATGATGTTTGCTGAACCCATCTACCGTCAGAAGCAACAAGAATTTGTTCTTTAGGAAGAGAAATTTCTACGTTTTTATTAAAAAGAAGCCTGAATAATAATTTAAAAGAATCAATAGAACCTTTAGACCTATAAAATTCACCAATGTGTTTATATAAGTTTACTTTATTAGCTTCAAGCTTAGTGGCCATTCCATGACCAAGCTCTTTGCGAACCATATCAATATATGCATCAACAGCGTCATCCAAATCTTTATTTTGAATAATTGTGTTAATTACATGAGTTGGCTCTTGATCTTGATTCAGGAACTTATAATATTCCTTTAAGAATTCAATTAAAGCTTGAGAGTCACCTACTAATTGCTGAGGTATTAGTTGCTCAACACTAGGGCTTTCTATATTTGTTCTATTATCAGCCATGAGACCCTATTAATGTCTTGAGAACGTTGTATAATTAGCAGCGCCATCAGAGCCCTGCGTCGCAATAGTATCTATTTCGCCAGTTACTTCGATTGCATCTTCAGCGTCATCTACTTCAATAGCTACAAGTTGGTTAAACTTTGGAGCAATATCATTCGAATCAGCTTTAGCATATATTTTTATTACAGATGTCGAAGTAATATTTAAGCTAAGACTAATCGTTCCCTCAGATGGATTTACAGTTCCTGCATTAGCAATAATTACATTTCCAGTTGTAGCAGATACTACTTGAACTTGTCTGTCAGTAGATCCTGCAATTGCAATGTCAGTAAACGTGCCTTCGGTACCAGCATCGTCTGTGTGAAATATATTGGAACTAATAATAGATTCATCAGAATCTGAGAGATACATTAGAGCAGAAAATTTAATATTGTAAGAAGAAGTAACACCTGCAATAGGGAATATATGTTTATGCATTTTAATTCTTATTGTAGAATTTAAAATACCTTGGTCAGCGTCATCGATAAGACGCAACAACTGAGATTGTCTAAACACACCGTCAAACTTTTTTAAGGCAGTATCATTATAGTTTTGAATAACTTGATTAACCGCAGATTCTAATTGTGTTTTAGTTCTAGAAGTATTATGCGAATCGTACTTAAAAAATGCTTCAATATTTAAATAAGTATAATCTGGATCTACAACTTCTGCAGTAACTGATCCAACATTTTTATCTTTCAAAAAGCGAGCGATTGACGATTTTGTAGAGTCTGTTAGCAATTCTGCGTCATTAGGTTTAATAGAAATATAAACTTTTCCATATACTGGAGGTACCGCAGTTTCTCCGCCCCAAACAGATATATCTTCTATGTAATCAAAATTTGCAAGTAAAATTGATCTATAATCTTGTGAAGTTACAGCTCTATCTTGTGCAGCAAACAACTTAGGAGCATTAAACTTAATCGAATCAATTGTCTCTTTTTCGGCCCCAGTTAAGGTTTTTTCAAAGCCATCACTATTTACAACTAAGATAGAAGTAAATCCTCCAATTGAAGAATTTGCCGTAAACGTTTTAGCGCCGTTTCCTTCTATACCATTTGTAGAAATATATGTTAGCTCCACAACTTGGCCTGTCGAAGGTTGATAACCTAATACTCCATCTCCAAAATAAAACTCATATTGGTTATTACCATTTTCTTGTAAATAATAAATTTTTGATTCATTATTTACATTTAGAATATTATCGTAATGAGTATAGGAAACATAGTCACTTGAGGTTAATGAATCTCTAACTCGCACAACCATAGTAGAAGTATCAATATTAGGATCTGCTATTCTAAACTTTTGAAATTCTTCTTTATTATCTACTCGGTACGTTAAGTTAACAAGCTTACCTTCGTAAGCTTGAATTTGATTAAAGACATATTGGTTGTTAAATTGACTTTTATTAGCGTTAAATGCAGCATTAGTCACAAATGTATAAGTACTAGATCCGATTTGTCCTGTAAAATTATATCCCTTTGGTATAGAAATAGTAGCAGGAGATTCCGAGTCTCCAGTTACAGTAACATTTAATTTCGCAGCAGCAGCAGATCTAGATCTTGGTGTATAACCTAAGTTTTTAGCGTGGGACACCGCGTTAGATCTTATTTGTGCAGAATCTAAAAATGCTTCATTCATTGTCATATGTGCTAAAAGCGCATTATACTGAGTGTTATAAGAAAGAACATCTAATAGAACATTCATCCCTGCGCCATCAAAATCATAGTCATTAAATTTTTCTTGAGAACTTAAAAAAACTTTTAGATTAGTTTTAATCTGATCGAAATCAAGTTCGGTTACGTTCTTAATTTGTGCCATTTATCTAGTTCTCTCTAAAAATAATTCAACATCAATTTGTTGTTGTGTTGATACTAAGATGCATGATACTGAAACAAATAGCGCATTAGCGTCAGTGTTATCTTCAACTTTAACATCAGCTGTAATTACGCGAGGTTCATATAGTCCTAGTGCGTCTTTAATTTCGTCTTCTAAAAATGATAATGTAATAGGATCTGGTTGCTCAAAAAGATAACCAGTAATATTACAGCCAAAGTTTGGCTGAAATGGTCTCTCACCTTTATTCGTTAATAATATAGTGCGAATAGAATTTTTGATCGCAGCAATATCTTTTAATGGTACAACATCACCAAAATTGGGATGAGGCTTAAAACGTAAATCTAAATCAGTATATGGCTTTACTCGGGCCATAACTTTAGCAGTTACCCCGACTCTAGATGGATTTGCGTCTGATAGAATTTCTGTACTCATGCTATTATTTATACCTTATCCACCGATGTTTACGCTACCAACGCCATTAGCTCCGCTACTTCCACAAGAAATAGCATCACCATTTCTGTGAGCTGGTTGACCATTTACATTTACTGTTCCAGAACCTGCTGAAGCAGAAGCACCATGCGGTGGTGAATTTGGACAAGCATGTGCGGCATATGCGTCGCCTTGCCTTACCACTGGTTTTCCTCCAGCATTTACATCTCCACTAAAACTAGATGGTGGTCTTGGTGGAGCTCCACATGGATCACCGGTTGAAGCAGAACCTTGAACAACTACAGCAGGCATTATAATCTCCTTTAGCTAGTCATAACGTTAATTAACCATTGAGGAGCATTAGCAGAACGACCACCCGATCCCCAATACGTAGCAGAACCAGCTGGAACTGTATTGCCAGCTGAAATATCTAAGTGAACACCTACGTTACCCATATAACCTACACCGGCTCCAATGGCTGTAGCCCCCGCGTTTTTAGCTTGTTGACACCAATCGCGAAGTTCTTGGGATTGAACATTTAATCTTTTACCTTCTGACGTGAATAGATGAACATCAGCCGCGAAGCCATTTAGGTGTCTATCAGAACCAGTTCTTCTTTGTGGAGTCATACCACCTGAGAATATTTCCGCAGATAATCCACTGTTTTTACAAGCTTGAATAATAATCTGCTCAAGCTGAGTAACAATTTCTTTATTTCTTGTTGCATGAGCATTTGTGTATTTTACAGTTGTCCCAGCACCGTCTTGGTAAATAATCTTACCATCAATAGCTGGGTTTGTAGTATCAGAAGTAATGTTTTGAAGATTTTGACCTGAGTAGCCAGAGATTCCAGCTCTACCGACATTTTGAAGATTCAGAACTTGTTGAGAATATGCAGCAGTTCCATCTGGACTAATCACAGAATATTTTGGTGTTGGGAAACTAATGTCAGTATCAGCTTCATCGATTTGTACTTCAAATGGCGTACGCTCAAGAGCGTCAAATCCAACCTTTGGAAGATTGTTTGGTGAAGTTGGATCTGGAATTATTGGATCATCTGGCGCTTCAGGAGCTTCGTCTGGAGAGAATGCAGAACCAGGAGACATTGTACCACCTGGATTTAATTCGAGTTGAGATGATTTAATATTTGTAGTTCCAGAAGAACCAATATTAGATGTTCCACCTGCGATATTCATAGTTCCATCAGCATCTAAATTCATAGTTGGAGAAGCTAAACTCATTTCGGCGTCAGCATCTATTTGCATAGTTGCGGTTACAATGTTTATTTCGGATCCAGCTGAAACATCTAAAGAAGAGCCAAAATTCATATAGCCCGAAGTAACAGCATCTAA